CAGACGAAAACGGCAAACGGCAAATGGTTTTGTTTGACCCGTCAAAACTGCAAGACGCACAATTCAGAATCAAGATTGATGTTATCGAGGGGTCTTACCTCACAGAAGATGCACTCAAACGCACAATGGAGGGATTGCTTGAAGCGGGCATTGTTGACGCAGTTCAGTTTGTAAAGCGTTTGCCACCTAATTCAATCCCTGAGCAAGACAAGCTGATTGTTGAGCTTGAGCAAAAACTGGCAGAGCAAAAGTTTATGCAGTCGCAAGAATTCAAGATGCAAGCGGTAGACGAGTTCTTGGCACAGGCACAACAGCAAACACCACAAATGTAAATACGAAAGGAAACCCTTTATGGACGAATATTCAAACTCGGTAAACGCCGAGAACGCGGAGGTCGTGTCTTCGCAAGAATCGGTTGAAAATGCTGAGACCGTAAATGCGGATAACACCGAAGTCACGAACGGTGAGCAGGAACAGACCGCAGAGGGTAGTAATCAAACCGCTGACGCACAACCCGAAGTGAAGCAGGAAACCTCAACGCAGAGCAAAGAGGAAAATGCGCAGTTCGCCAAAGTGCGGAAAGAAGCCGAAGCAAAGGTCAGAGCTGAAATTGAGCAGAAACAAGCGGCCAGAGATACAGAGTTTGCTAAACGCGCCGCACAGTTTGGTTGGGTAGACGGAAACGGAAGCCCGATAAAAACAGAGGACGCTTACTGGCAAGCTGTAGACGCTCAGTCGCAAATTGACACTCTTGTTAATCAAGGCAAAGACCCCGAAGCGGCAAGATTGCAAGTTGAATACGACAGGCTGAAAGCGGAACGCGAAAACGAACGAACAGCCGTACAAGAGCAAGCAAGAAAACAAGCGGAAAATGCTGAATTCTTTGAGTTTTACCAAGAAGTCAATGGCAAGGAATTTTCACCTAACGACGAAATACCAGCCGATGTATTCCGTATCGCTCAAGAAAAAGGACTTCCGCTAAAGTACGCATATGCGGAACATGTTGCCAAAGCTGCAATTGAAAAAGAAAAAAGCATTGCACTTGGCAAACAAACCGCAGAAGCAAACGCAAAGAACGCAACAACATCAACAGGAAGTGTTACAGGCTCCGCGCAAGCTGGCGTTATCACAGAAGCCGAAATCAACGCACACGCCGACGACATTTCTTGGATGAACAAGAATTTTAAAAAGGTAGAGGACTTCTACCGCAAGAAAGGATAATTAACAAATGAGTACAAAATCATTTACCCCCGCATTTTGGAGCGCAGTGGTTATGCGTACCCTCGACGACAACCTTGTTGCAAAGAAGATTTGCACAACGGAGTACACGGGAGAGCTTAAACAGGCTGGTGACCGTGTGTATTTTTCGGGACTTGAAGACCCCACAATTTCCGACTATACAGGCTCCGCACTTACATACGAGGAACTTAACGACAGTCAGCTTGCACTTATCGTTGACCAGCAGAAGTCTTATAGCTTCCTTGTTGATGATATTGACGCGGCACAGGCAAAGGTTGACCTCAAGAATTCGCAGATTAAGCGAGCCGCTTATATGCTCAAGAAAGCGGTTGACACCTACCTTATCGGTAGCACAACGTTTTCCTCACAAGCACAGGCGGGAACTGTTACAGATACCACTTGCGACACTGCAACCATTCTGTCCGACTTCGGTATGCTTTGGCAGTATCTCGCAGAGAACAACGTTGACGAGGGTCAGATGTGGGCTGTTATTCCGCCTTGGGTCAAGCTCAAGCTGGAACTGGCTGGCATCAAGTTCTCTATCAACGAGGGCGTTAACGGTTCTGGCGGCATGAGTTGGACTAAGGAACTTGGATTTGACATCTTTGTTTCAAACAACGTGTACAAGTCTGGTGATGTTTCAACAATTATGGCAGGTTCTTACAACGCAATCGGATTTGCCGACCAGATTAGCAAGACCGAAGCTTTCCGCCATCAGTCCTACTTTAAAGACGCTTGCCGTGGTCTGTACACATATGGTGCAAAAGTTCTCAAGCCAAAAGAGCTTGCAACTGCGGTTCTGACCTATACGGCAGAAACCACTATATAATGAAAGGAAGTGACATAAATGGCTGTTACTGTAACTAACTCCACCATTGCCGCGTTTGACACGATTACGACTGTAACCAAGAACGCCGCAACCGCAGATACCGATAGCACAGCGGAAGTCTTTACTATTACACCGACAAAAGCAGGACATCGTTGTGTTTTGATTATCGGTGGTACAGGCTCCCTCGCTGACGGTAATATCACTTATTCCGTTGCCGCTGGCGATTACTGGGCGAGTGTTGCCGTTACTGGCACCGTAACCAAGAACACCGAAAAGATGATTGAGCTTGAAACTGCGAAGATTTTGCAGAATGACGGCACAATCGCTGTTACACTCACCCCCGCCGCAACCGATAAGCTTGTTACCGACCACGCGGCATATGTGAAGTTTATCGAACTTCGCTAGTTAAACAAATAGGGGCGGGTTAATTCTCGCCCCTTTCTCTTAAAGAGGTACATTATGAGATTTTACGGTACACCCAATATGTCAGTTTTTGAAATCAACAAAAGCCGAAAAGATATGCACAATGTTTATAAACGTAGAAAGTTATTGTTTAGATTTGACGGCAATGGCGAATTTTCTACAACCGACGAAAAGCTGATTGCGAAACTATTATCAAAGTTTAAGCATGATGAACCTATTACAACTATTGAAGAAAAACCAGTCGAAGCGGAAGAAGTTGCAAAAGTATATCATTGCAAACACGTTGATTGCGATTTTGTGGCACATTCTCCGATAGAACTGGCTCAACATAGCAGAAAAATACACCCAAAAGGCGGTGACTAAATGGCGACGACTCTGCAAACTTTAATTGACCAGTCGGCAGATTATATAAAGGCTGATGTTGATGATGACGATTTTTCGGTCATCGAAGCTCGCTTGATATCCGCGTTGAATGAAGCAAAAAACGTAATTGCAAGAAAGTATTATCCGCTATATCACACGGAAAATATCGCGCTTGACACATATTCATCGTTTGCCGTTACTGGCACGACAAAGACATATTTTAGGGTTGTAGAAGTCAAATATGATGGCGCAGTTGTAGACACAGAGCAACACGCTTCTACAGTCTATTGCAACGCCCCCAAAAGCGTTTCTGTATCGGTTAAGTATCAGTACATACCCGAAGACATGGACGCTTACACGGACGTTTATCCGTTCCCTGATGTAGTAGATTATCGCATACTCTGCTACCGCGCCGCCGAAATGTATTACGACATTAAAGGTACATCTTCGTCATTGGCAAAAGCTTCATTGTGGAAATCAAAGTGGAAAGAAGCGTTAAGAGATAGATTGCAAACTGACGACAACGATACTGTGAAAGATGTCTATAAATCTGAGTCGGCTGGGTGGTGATTGAATGGCAAACTTTAAAATTAAAAACTTTTCTGGCGGTCTAAATCAGGCGGCAGACGATAGCATATTGGCAGTCAATCAGTCACGCAACGCACAAAATGTTGATGTTTCTAGCGGCACATTAAAAACCATTGACGGCTATTCAAAGTATATTGCAACGGCGGCACCCGCTGGCATAACACGTTTGATGAAATTCTACAAAAATAACACAACCACAGGCGCGGTTACATCGTATTTGTTGGCGGCAACTGCAACGGCTATCTATTATTATAATGTATCAACTTCCGCGTGGGTAGCACTTGCGACAAGCCTGACAAGCGGTGATTGGGATTATCTCAACTATCAGATAAACGATGTTGATGTAATCATTATGGGCAACGGCTCGGACGTAATGAAGAAGTGGGACGGCACGACATTTGCAAACTTAGGCGGCACACCTCCTGTTGCAAAGTCAATCGCTTTACACGCAGAACGCTTGTGGGCGACTGGCGTAAAAGCCACACCGAATAGCGTTTATTACTCTGACGACTTAAACCCCGAAAATTGGGTTATCGCCGCAGACGGCGCGGGTGTTATAGATGTTCCTACTTGGGACGGCGGTGTTTGCTTAGGCGTTTCAACAATATTCTCAAGCCCTGTAGTGTTCAAGACAAATAACATTCATCGTGTTATGGGTACATATCCCGCAGTTTATGAAGTCAAGCAAGTATATTCCGCTGTCGGCGCAATTGCAGAGAAAACAATTGTATCGGCTGGCGGTAGGGCGTTTTTCCTCTCAAAAGACGGCTTGTACTATTATGACGGAAATTCTGCCGGCACTTTGCTTGGCGATAAGGCAAAAGACATTGTTATTAATCCATCATATGCCAAAAACGCAGTCAGCATAATCTACAAGCAAAAATTGTATTGTGCGTTTCCAGAGGGCATAAGCACAACCAATAATGCGGTATTCGTGTATGACTTGCTGAACAACACTTTAATGGTATGGCGTGGAATGGCTGTCACAGACTTCATGGAATATGAGGACAAGTTATTGTTTTCGTCTGGAACTTATGTGTTCAACATCAACGAAAACGCAACGAGTTTTGACGGTACAAATATTAACGCATTTTGGGAAACTCCGTGGCAGGACTTAGACGCTTTCAGAGTGACGAAAACCGCCGATACATTATATTTCTTTGCAAAAGGAAACGGAATGTTAAGGGTTGACATGACCTTTGACGGCAAGACAAAAACTAAGAATGTAACGTTGACCGCTAACGGCAAATTACATCAGCTTTCAACAAACCTTGAGGGCAGACGCTTTAAGCTAAAGTTTTCCAACATATCAGGTTCAAAGTTTGAGCTTACACAGCCCGAACTTACCTACGAAGCAGACGAGGATTGATTATGGGAAATGAAAACACAACAAAATCATGGCTTGACCCGCCAGACTTAAAAGGTGTTAAAAACGCTGACGGTACATATACGCTTTCTGGAACTGATTTGCAAGCGCAAAGGGATTTTAACTATTACGTTGCGAAGATGTTGCAAGGCGGGTTAAATCTTGCGAATTTGAACAAAGAAACAAACGAAGTGTTTACTGGAAAAGTGTCGTTTATTGACCTGTCAGACCCGACAAAAAGCACGGTTATTGACGGAAGCCATATCACAACTGGAACGGTCAGCGCGGACAGGGTAAGCGGTGGAACACTTGAGGGCGTAACGCTATTAAGCCAAGGAAAAAGCGGCGCACTGTACACGGGAAATGATGTAAAGATTGAGAACGGGACGATTTATGTCACTGGCAACAGCGGAGAAACAAACGCAGGGCTTTCAAGCACGATAAGCGAATTTAAAATATGGAGCACTTCTCCAATGAATTCTCCCATTATCATACAAAATGCAAACGGAAGAGTCGAAACAGTCGCTTATACAATCAAAATAGACGCAAGCGGAAATTTAAGCATAGATGCGGGCGGAACTATTTATATTGGCACGTCAAATGTTGGTGAAACTATAGAAATCGGTTCAGCAACCGCAACTATAAACTTAAACGGAGCCGCAATAAACAAAAACGGCGTACCATTATAAGGAGGTAACTAATGGCAAACAGAATAGTAACCGCCACAGTTACGGGCGAAACAATAAGGCTATCAGAAAAAAGCGCAGGAGCCGCGGGAAGTTTCAACGCCGTATCATTGTCTTTTACATTTGATAGCGCGTGGGATGGCACAACTTCAAAGATAGTGCAATTTCTCGATGCTTATGGCGCAAATCCTGTCAACATAACCCTTACAAGCGGAATGATTGTTAGTGGTGCGTACATAGTTCCAATTCCTGCCGAACCGCTTGTTTATGCAGGAGAAATGACAATCACCGTTCGTGGCGTTGATTTTGAAGTAGATGGCACAACCGCTGAACGAATAATTGTGTGTGCTTCAACCACTATGAAAGTATTGAATTCATTGTATACGGTTGGCGGAGCTACACCAGTTGAACCAACGCCAACACAGGCTGAACAACTTTTAACGGCGGTCAATTCCGTTACAGGCATGACAGTAAGTGCAACCGCACTACCCACTGGAAGTTCTCCAACGGCAACAAAAACAACCAATTTAGATGGCACAATAAATATTAACTACGGATTAGTTGCTGGCCCCACTGGATTAACGGGAAACGCAGGTGCTACAGGCGCGACGGGAAACGGAATATCCTCTGTCATACTTAATCCTGATTACACGTTAACTATAAATTTCACCGATAGCACATCGACAACAACCACCTCAATTCGTGGCGCAAATGGTGCTACTGGTGCAAAGGGCGACACAGGCGCAACTGGAAACGGAATAGCGTCCGTCACGTTGATAAGTGGCGCACACGCCGCAGGAACAACCGATACATATAGAATAACATTCACCGACACAACCACGTTTGATTTCACGGTTTACAACGGCGCAAACGGCACGGGCTCATTAACATCTATAACAGCAGGAACAGGGTTAAGTGGCGGAACAATAAACACAAGCGGAACAATCGCGGTGAATTACGGTACAACAAACGTAACAGCTTGCGTTGGAAATGACAGCAGACTATCGGACGCAAGAAATCCAACGGCACACAAGTCCACTCATGCGACTGGCAGTTCTGATGCACTCGCTCCTAGTGATATAGGCGCATCGGCATCTACACATACTCATGGTAACATCACAAATGACGGTAAAATAGGTTCAACGACCGACCAAATCGTTGTCACGGGAGCAAGCGGCGCAGTCACGACCAAAACCGCCACAGACGCTATGTACACGCTGATAAACGGATTATCTGCGGTAACTCCGACTACATCGGATATTATCGGATTTAAAGATGTAAGCGGTAGCACAAGTGGGTACGCAACGATTGCAACCGTACTGGGACTAGTAACTGGCGCACACGTCGCCACAGGCTCGTATACGGGGACTGGTGCGTACGGTAGTGGCAGTCCTAATAGCTTAACTTCTGGCTTTGTTCCAAAATTGGTTGCGGTAATTGGGCAATATAACACTACATTGGAACAAGTGTGCGCAATCTTTATAAACAATTCTCCACTTGGAGTTATGTTTACAACAAACGGCTCAACAACAGGACTTCATTATGCAGAATACTCAACGTGGTCTGGAAACGACTTGTCGTGGTATACGCCATATGGAAACGCGGCGTATCAATT